TAGGACGCTCCTTTAGAATTAGTTGTGAAGTTAAGGGCAGGATAGGGGCGTCCATAATTTTGTCAAGGCGGCTCTGCGGATCCGGAGCAATGGAGATGATATTGTTCGGCCAGAGCCGCTTTCATATAAGTGATAATGAAGGTGTTGCAATGCCTGCGCAGGCGATAACGGGAACCGTGATGCAGCACCTTTACCATCATTTAATTACCCTACAACTCCGGGGCGGGAGTGCAGTAGACGCCTCCCGCCCTTTATTTGGTTGTAGGGGGAAAAAGGAGATGTAGGATGAGTGATAGAACGCAGATGACGCAGATTAAGCGGATTGAAGTAGATAACCAGAGAACAGTTACTGTGAAAGTATATGCGGATATGGCTGGCAAAAGCCGTCAGGCAGTGATGAAGGATATTAAATCAGGTAAAATCAATGCTTATCATGAGGATGACCCCAAACAGCCAAAGGGCAGATGGATGATCATCATCGATGCAACCGATGCAACCGATGCAACCGATGCAACCGATGCAACCAATGCAACCGATGCAACCGATGCAACCGATGCAACCGATGCAACCAATGCAACCAATGATAATAAATGCGGAACCAGAGTGCGGAACTACGGAACTGCGGAACTGCGGAACTGCGGAACCTCAGAAAGTGCGGAACCAGAGTGCGGAACTATAGAACCAGAAGTTGCAAACTACAACATACAACCAGAAATAACAACTACTGAAAGAGATAAAGGACTGGATTCCGGTCTATGCCGGAATAATAGAGCTTTGGAAAGTTATGTTACGGGTTGTGCAGAGCGTAAGGATGCCACTTCTAACAAGCATATAATTGAATATGTTCCTTATCATAAGATGGATGAAGCGCGGCTTTATGCTTTGCTTTTGCAGGAGATAGACAGGCGGTTGCGGGGAGCGGAGAGCAAGACGGCAGAATGGGAGAAGATTACCCAGGAGTATAACAATGGTGAGCTGGTGCCTGAACTGAAGAAGCTGAAGGGGAGGCGGAGCGAGCGGGGCTTAAGACATTGGTATCAGAAATGGCAGGAGAGTGAGCAGGATATGTTTGAGCTGGTGCATAAGAACAATGCACAGGTGCGGGGGCGGAAGGTGACATATATAGAACAGCAGTTTTTGATTGGAGCGCTGTTATGCGGTTGGGAGAAACCGGTAATGAACGCGATACGGGAGCTGAAGGTGAAGGAGCATCAGGGCGTTTTAGAGAGCCCGAGTAGCATTCCCACCCTGAAGCGGTGGGTAACGGATTTTGCTGAGGATAATCCGGCGGTATGGTGCCAGGGAAGGCGAGGTGACAAGGCAGTGATGGAGGACATCGTGAAGAGCATTGATCGGGATGACAGTAGTATAGAGCCACTGCAGGTAGTTGTGGTGGATGGGCATAAGCTGAATGTATTTGTGAAGCATCCGATCACGGGTAAGCCCTTCAGACCAACATTAATTACGGTATTTGACTGGGGTACCCGGTACCCGGTGGGGATGAGCTTAGCGCTCACCGAGGACAGCACTCACACTCTGACTGCCTTCAGGAACGCATTTTTATATATGGAAGTACTGCCGAAGTGGGCGCTACTGGATAATAGCAAGGCATTCAGAAGTAAGCTATTTAACGAGAAGTGGGAGGAGCATGATTTGGAGAAGGAATTTGCGGGGATTTTCCCGCGACTGGGGATAGAGGCACACTTTGCGAGGGCATACAACGGGAAGAGCAAAGTAGTGGAGCGGTGGTTTAGGACCCTGGACGACCAATGGAGCAGCAGACAGGCGAGCTACTGTGGCCGTGATATCAATGCCAAGCCCGCACATTTCGGACGCAATGAGAAGTGGATGCAGGAGATGTTTGGAGCCAAGGCGATGGACTATGCGGAGTGCATAAATAGCATTTATGAGTATATCCGTTATGAATATGGGATGACGGTGCACAGCAAGACCAAGCAGAGACCATACGAGGCATTTACCAATGCGGTGCGGGATCCGGAGCGGAAAGTTGATCCGATGAAGCTGAACATAATGATGCTGACTGCTGAGCGCAAGAAATTGAGAAGCGAAGGTATATGGCTGTATAAGAATAGGTATTGGGCTCCGGAGATGATAGATCACATAGGCAAGAAGGTTATCATCCGCTACGACTATAATGATTTGAGAAACATATTGGTTTATGATGAGCGGAGCCGCTACATCTGCATGGCGGAACTGAGAGAAAGCCAATGTGCATGGGTGTTTGCGGAGATGAATAATCCGCTGGTAGCGCAGAGATTGTGGGCTGAGGACAGGGAGATAGAGGGGATCAAGCGGAAGATTAAGAAAGAGACCAAGAAGCTGGTGAACATCAGCAAGAAAGTGGTGGATGAGGCAGTGGCCAAGCACCAGGAGATCATAGATAAAAGGCAATCAGAGATAGAGAAGCACAATCCGATGTTCAAAAACAAGCCGATGATGCCTGAACGGGTGAAGCGGGCGGATGTGAATGAAGAGATTGCGGAGCTGGAGCGGATGGCAAAGGGGTTTCCTGCAGATACAGCAGATAAAAGTGCAGATAGTGCGGATGATAAGCGTCAGGATGAGGCATCTACATCCAAGGTAATCCGGCTAGAGGATCTGCTGGAGGAAGAAGAAGGGGAACTGGCAGAGACGGTTAGTTTTAGTGAGATGCAGAAGATCATCGGGATCCAGAGATGAATGGAACACAGATGACTAAGATAAAATTGATTTACACAGATAAATAAAAGGAGGTATGAACAAATGAAAGAAGGTAAACTGGCAAGAATGAGCAATGTGATCGCAGCGGACAGGTGTGTGGAGTATCTGCTGGCGCGACCGAAACTGGAGATGGTGGGGCTGGGGTTGATTTATGGGCATCCCGGGCTGGGTAAGACCACTTATGCGCAGCGGATGGCTTATAGCAAGGGGTGGATATATCTGAGGTTGGAGAGCTATATGACGCCCAAGACCTTTGCGGTGAGTTTGAAGCAAGTGATCATAAGGCACTTGGGGATGGGAAATCATCCGGTGATGGGCAGTGCAGCAACAATCTATGAAGAGTGCATAGGTCTGTTGCGGGAGCATCCGGAGATTGTAATCGTGATAGATGAGATTGATTATGCGTTTCGGAGCTACCAGCATGAGATATTAGGTGCGATCCGGGACATAGTGGATGAGACGCTATGCGTGGTGATCCTGATAGGGATGCAGAATGCCAAGGAAAGGTTGTATCAGATCAACCGTTACTACTTTGACAGGTGTGGGGTTTTCTGCGAGTTCACAACACCGAGCAAGAAGGACATAGCGATATTGATGGCTACTATGATGGATGTGAGCTTTGGGGAGGACATAGTGGACTATATAGCGAAGCGCAACCAGGGAACCTTGAGAGACACAATCAAGCTGATGCACAGCGTGGAGAGTGTGGCGAGGGTGAAGAAGCTGGAGCGCGTGACGGTGCAGGATTTGGAGGGGTGATGTGCAGGCATAAGCGTAAGGAGCTATTGGCTAAGCAGATAGCCGATAATTTCGTATCTGTGTGCCGGATACCTTTTGGGCAGAAGATGTTTGAGGAGATGACGGGTCTGCAGAGCGGAATGGATTATATCCAAGAGTATTTGGAGCAGGGGAAGATACGAGAGATAGAGGCAGGGATATACATCGTGTGTGATCTGCATAGGCGGAGCATAACAAGCGCAGAGGGTGACTGGAGATTTACGGTGGAGGGGGCGTGGCTGGTGCAGGATGCGCTTCCGGAGAGATCGGTCCGTAAGATTGGGCAGAAGATAGGGCGGAGCAGACAATGGGTGTATCGTTATTTGGTAGCGCTTGCCTCGATCGGGGCAGTTGCATGGGATGGGAGCAATTATGTTCCTGTGAAGGGTGCAGATATGAGCAAGATAGGGCTCCAGATAGAGAAGGGGATATTATCCCGGATGAAAGGGGAGGTAAGATGAAAAATGCGAGCAAGCGGCAGGATAATGCTTCCACTATCAATGACAGCCAGAGGTGCCGGGAGTTGCGGAGATTGATCCAGGCACACCGAATCAAGCGGTTGGGGTGGAGTGACTATGTGTTCAGATACATTATGGAGGGGCTGGGTTTTGGCAGGAGCTTACGGGAATTGGATGAGGAGAGGTTGGAGGAATTGTGGGAGATCTTGAAGGGATACCGGAGGAGTGGGAAGCCGGTGGAATTTGAGTATGACAAGCAGGGGCGTTATATGCACGCATTGATGAAGCAAGCAGGATGGGAGGAGCATAACTTGCGGGCATATATGGTAATAAACTTCAAAAAGACACACTGGAATCTGCTGGATAAGGCAGAGCGGAGGAAAGTGATAAATCAACTAAAAGAATGTGTACAGGGAGGTACAAAATGACAGTAACGATCAGTCCGGTGTATATCATTGCCTTGTGGCTATATGCGCTGGTAGTAACGGGCTTTTGGGTTTGTGCGCTGATCGGCAGCGGTAAAGAAAGGCAGGATGCGATTATGGAGGATGAAATAAAGCGGGAAGCATTATTGTATTTTGGCGAGAAGAACCGTGAATTGACAGAAGATAACGAGAAGTTAAGGGAAGAAAATGCATCACTTAAGAGTGAAAAAAGGACACTGGCAGAGCAGTATATCAAGATTCAGAACGAATACGCCCACTACAGGATACTGGTGCGGACTGCGAATCCCAAAGCAGATGAGAGCGCAAGTGTGAAAATGGATAATCATAAGGGTGCAGTAGAAAGAGCAGGATGCTCTATGGGGGAGGTTAAGAATGGCTAAGATAACGAATGTGATAATCCATTGCAGTGATAGTGAATTTGGCTCGGCGAGCGAGATTCGGCGGTGGCACATAGCGAACGGCTGGGATGATATCGGCTATGATTGGGTGATCCTGAACGGGTTGCTGGTGCCAGAGACGAAGAATCAGAAGCGGCTGTATATGGAATGTATGAACGGGATGATAGAAGTGGGCCGGAAGGTGGACGGAGATAATATCCTGGTGGGCAAAGAAGTGGGGGCGCATACCCTGGGTTACAACGACAAGAGTTTGGGATTGTGCCTGATCGGAGTGAAGAACTTTACCCCGAAGCAGTTTTATAGCCTGGCAATACTCTGTAAAGAGATAGAGGAAATATGGAAAGTGCCGAGAAATATGTTTCTTGGACACTATAATGTAGCGAAGAAGACATGCCCTAACTTCAATGTGCAGATATTTATGAAGGATATGGATATGATCATATCCGGAGGCATCGGAGTGGTGGATGTGAACAAGTACCGGCTGGCGGGTTAAAGGAAATAACATGATAGAATATGATGATCTGCCTGAGATTGACCCGTGGACGCAGTATATGCTGAGCATAATGGATATAGTGATAGTGCGGATGAGTGAAGTAGCTGAAAAGACGGTGAAAGATCCTCATCTGGCACACCAGTTTATTAAGGATATGCTTGAATTTAACAACAAATTGAAAACATACACAAAAAAGGAGATAAAAGATGAGAAAAGCGCAGGCAAAATTTGAGCGGGAGGCGAGTGATGCTAACAGATAAGATAACATGCCCGGTGTGCCAGGGAAAGGGCACATTGACGGAAAACGCAAAAGAGTATGAGTTTATCACCAGAAATCCCATCACGAGCAAGTGCATGATTTGCAATGGGACGGGGATACTGAACCCAAATACAAAGCTCCCGAATGGGAAACGGGTTATTGAGGTGTTCAGGAAGGATGAACTGGGAAGAGTGAACAGTGAACGGAGGGGAAAGCGGCTGAATGTGAGCCGGAAGGCGTTGAGCAATCCGGAGGAATTGGATATAGGGATAGGATATCATACCGGTGCTAACACAGAGGTGACGGAAATAAGCGGAGGGCAGCAGCGGGAGAACAGCAAAAAAGAGAAAAAGAGGGAAAGAGAGATGGCAATGAATCCGCGACTTAAAAAGGTATTGGCAAGCGGGAAGAAATTTCTGATCGTGACGGAAACGGAGCCCTATTACCTGGTAGTATATACCCTGATAAGGAACCAGGAGAGAAAGCAGGGGACATGGACATGGGAGGATGAGGAGGCCTATGTGGAAGCGTTAATGGCTGATAGGCAACGGATGATTACAGAGATTACAACATTGAAGCGTCAGAATGACGCTATTAACCAGGAGGTAACCAATGGCTAAGACAGTAAAGAAAGGGAAGGTAGTGTACTGGATAGATGGCGAAGGCACCCTGACGCCGGAGAAGTACATTGACAAGAGTTTGAAGGACAGGGACCAGTTTGTGAGCAGTTGCGTGTGCAAAGCGAGGCAGATGCATACAGTGCTGAAGAACTTCAAGCGGGAGATGGAGAGGGAGATAGCTAAATTCCTTGAAAATAGCGCACAGCGAGAGGGCGAGGAATGGGTAGGCGGCACGACCTTGTATAACTTCAGCATGGATGAGAGCATCACTATCAAGATTGCCAAGAAATGGACATTTGATGAGAAGCTGCAGATTGCCAAGCAGAAGATAGACCGGGTGATTCAAGCCAGAAGTGAGGGCTCTGACGATCTGATCGTGGCTTTGGTGAACAGAGCTTTTAAGGTGGATTACAAAGGTGAAGTGGACGCCAAGCAGATGCTCGGACTGAGACAGTTAAAGGTGGACGATCCACTGTGGCAGGAGGCGATGGAATTGATAGCGGACAGCCAGAAAGTGCAGAGCACTAAGACCTACTTCTATTTTCAGGAAGCAGGACCGGATGGTAAGATGGTGAACATCGTGCTGGACTTCGCCGCCTGCGGTGGTTCATATTTCTGTTTACTGATATTGGCTATGTTTGCCATTCCCGCCGCCATCGCCGCAGCAGCTGCCGCAACCGCAATAACGGGACCAAAAACAGACATGGATCTATATGCTGATATAGCAGAAGCAAATGTGTCTATATAAGCCTGCGCTAATGCCAAAGCTTTCCACGCTTCAAAACCCTTTTTGCTTTCTTTGTTAAATGCGCTCCCCATATTGCCCATCATCCTACTCATTCCACTTGCTGCATTCAGCACCTTCTGCTCATACTCCTCGGCGGTCTTATCCGCATATTTCTTTTCAATATCTGCCTTTTTCTTTGCATACATCTCCGTTATCTGCGCCTCAGTCATTCCCGCTTCTATCATCAATGCTTTTTCATCCTCATAATGCCGCCTCAGTGCCTCAAGTTGAGCGTTCAGATTCTGCTCGTCTTCGCTTAAGTTCCGGTCATCCCATTCTCTTCGGATGTCCGCCAATGTCCTTTGATGTGCCCTTTCCTTATCTTCCTTTTCCTTCTGATACTGTCCCCACCGTAGATTGCTTTCCTGCAGTTGTTTCTGTACTAACATCGCCTCTTCGGCGCTCAAATTCTCTTTAGCCCACGCATAATACTCTTCCATCTTTGCCTTCAACTGATCATAACTGCTTACCCCCATCTCTTGCAGATTTGCTAAATGCTGCACCTCTGCTTGGAATTTCTCCTGCATCCCGGCTTTCTCCCGTGCCGTGATCTCCGCTTCTTTCTGCGTCTTCCATGCATCCAGATTCTCCAGCGCGGTCTTCTCCGCGGCGCTTCCATCCTCAGTGTATTTTAGGATTATCGCCTTGCGTCTCTCATACTCAGCAGTCAGTTTCGCCGTCTCTGTCTCCTTTATCCTCGCCAGTTCTTCCATTAGCCGCTCAGCTTCCCTCTTTTGTGCCTCAGCTTCAGCTGCCGCCTGATCTCCAGAGCTGCCACCTCCGCCTGGAATTGTTATGGTAGGAGTGTTAAGCATTGCTTGGCGATAGGCCTCACCTAAGGCTTGCAAATCGTTTTTGGCAGCTTGCAGTTTTCCCGATAAGGCTCCAAACGAGTTTATCGTCCGTTCCAATTTCCTCCACTCATCGTCATTACCGAAATAGGAGGCGGGATTGAAGCCCATTGCATTACTGTCACTGGTTAAGAAATCCCAGTCTACTGAAGATTTCAACTCATTTAACCTGGAATTTGCAGCATTATATTCTTCCCGCTTATTATCCAGTTCTATCTGCAATTGGGCTACTTTATCCAATTGTGATTGATATCGCTCACCATAAACCTCAGCAATCTTCTTTTGGATCAGTGCATCGGATGCTCCCTGTAATGCCTTCGCCAATTTATCATAGCTCGCGGCCTCCATATCTATATTGCCCAGATATTCCCCGTAATCCTCGTTCAAGCTCCGGATTATATTCTTCATTTCAGTTTTACTGGCAGCCGTTTGATCTGTTTGCCCTTTTATCTGCAGCAGTCGGCTTGCCAGCATATTAAACTTCTCTGCTTCTACCGATACTTCATTCTGAGCGCTCTTAATCTCTTCTTTGAGGTTCTTTTGTGCTCCGGCAAGCTCATCTGACTTATCCTTAGCCTGTCCCTTAACCACCGTCCACGCCGTAACTGCCGCAGTAACTCCCATCAACACCCAGCCTACTGGTCCCACTGCGGTCAAAAACCCCTGCACGGCTGCTGTAGCTGCGGCTATAGCCGCGTTCAATGTTCCGGATATGGTAGCCGTAGCTGTCTGTGCCACGCTGAACTTATACCAGGCGGCAGTTGCTAATAACAAGGTTGGAATCAATATCTTAAAAGTGTTATCCAGATTACTGAACCATTCCACCAAGGGCTTCACTACTGCCCCCAAGGTCGTGATCACCGGTAGTAGTAGCCCGCCAATGCTCTCACTTAGATTGTCAAATGCCACTTTCAAAGCATCCAGCTTCCCTGCTCCGGTCTCCATATAAGCCGCTGCCTGCCCCCCAAACTCCGCGTTTAGCTCTGCCAATATTATCTTCTGAGCACCTGCTGCATCTCCTGCCTCATACATACTTTGTATCATTTCCTGCTGTTGGTCGGTAAAACTCACGCCATTGCGTCTCAAAGCGGTCAATCCTTCCACGGGATCCTGAAGCGCCTTACCAACCTGCATGGCTGCACTCTGCAGATCAATGCCCAATGCCCGGCTCATATTTAATATCTGCACCTGAGCATCTTCAAACACCTCTCCGCTTACTGCTCTAAATGTCAATAGCGGAGTAGTCACTTGGTTCATGATGTCATCCGCATCAAAGGCAAAAGCACCTTCCAAACCTTCAGCTAATCTTTTCAGCTGATCAGCAGTGAATCCTGCAGCAGCACCACTGGAGCGCACCGCTGCTTCCACCCGCGCCATACCCTTCTGTGCCTCCACCTGCTGATTGATCATCCCGCCAAAGGTCCGCGTCACATCATTGTAAATGTTCATCACACCCTGATATACCAGAGAAAATTGGCTTAGCGCTTGCCTATGAATATTCCACCATTCTCCCAGCTTGCCCTGTGTCGCCTCTGCTTTTGTATCCAGCTTCTCCATCTCAGTTTCGGCATTGCCAATTGCTGCACTCAGTGGCTTGCCATTAGCATCCAATATCAACGGCTTAGCTGACTTATCCACCAGCTTATCCAGCTCCTCTGTCAACTTGCTGATCGCTTTCGGACTCTCCTTGCCCATTGCCGCTATGGTCGTCTCATACATCTTAAAAGCCGAGGTCAAACTATCCCTGAATGCTGCCAGATCAATTGTCATATTTATGCTTGCGCTACTCATTTTTTCACCTATTATATACTTGAGGATATTGTTATGATTACTTTCATATTATTAGCTATCTTCTTTATGATCGCTCGCGATGAACACCGGGCTGCCAAACGCAAAAGAGCAAAAGAGCTCAGTGATTCCCAAAATGGCATAATAACTGTTACTACCATTGTCATTGACGATGGGGATCCATGGTAACCCAGCTTACCTCTTCTTGGCATCCTCAATCTCCTGATTCCGCCATTTAAGCCACCACAGCGCTTCATCAATCTCCAGGTCAATCGTCCCAAACGCGCTTATACAATAGTAGCATAACCGCATAAATGGGTTCTCATCCCTCGGCGCACGCCTCTTCTTCTCACTCTGGCTCACCCGCGGGCAAGCGCTGAGACGCTGCCGATACCGGCGAAAAAATCCACCAGCACCTCATTGATCACGCTGTAAGGCACATCCTCCCAGTCCGTCTCTATCTTATTCTCGTCCACATACACCTCGCTACCGGTGATCAGTTTCATTGTTTCCACCATCAGCCCGCCTTCAATCAGCTTGTCCATCACTTCCGCCGCGCTCACCTCTTCGGCATTACCCGTCAATAGCCCGGCCAGTCCTGCTTCCTTAAACAGCCCATATACGCCCTTCAGCGTCCGGATACTCGTATTGATCTTCATCATTCTTCCTCTTCCCAGGGCGGATTTCCGCTTTTGCCTGGATCATATTTTAATACCCTTATTGCCTCTATTTTATCCTTGGTGGCTCCGCTTATCTCGGTACTCAATACCACGCTCCACAAGCCGTCAGCTTCCGCGTTCCAGTCCGCAGTCCAGCGTAATCCGCTGAATACAACTATGCTGGTATCAAAGTCAAAACCATCTCCCCAGAATGCATCCGGGATCAATAGCTCGTTCTTCACCAGTACTATGCTCATTTCCTGCCCACTGAACAGGGTGCTCTCAAAATAGTCCTTCTGCTTTTCGCTGATTCCGTTCAGCGTCAGCTCCACTGTGCTGGTGCGCTTCCCGGGGATCTGATAGTTGCGGGTTTTCAGTTTATTGATCTTGCTTTCCGTCTTACCTGGCTTCTCGGCAAGCTCTCCCAACTCGTGAAATATATTTTCAAAAAACAGCATATAAGCTAAATAATACGCATTATCCAGCCATGTATTATAGTCGCTGCGCATCATATCGCCCTCGCAAAAGTAAGCCCGGTCGCCGATCATTGCCGCTTCCAATGCTCCCAGCAGCAGATCTTCCTGTTCAATGCTCGTCGGTAATCTCAATCCCATTGTTTCTCCTCATTTAATGCCGGGAGGCCCTTGGTAATGTGTGGTTATCTGGGCCTCCGCGCATATCATTGTTTAGGTTAGTCCTTTGATCAGGAACACCTTGCCATTGGTTGTCCCGCTGAACTCAGTGCTGATCACCACTGTCCACAGGCCATCCGCTTCTCCGCTCCAATCCACCGTCCAACGCATTCCGTTGAAGATGGTAGCGCGGTCTCGTTCCTTGCTCACGCAGATTATGGTCACTTCTGCTCCGCTGAATAGCGTGCCTTCAAAATAGTCCTTTTGCTTCGCGGAAATGCCGTTGAGCGTCAGCTCCACCGTGCTCGTCCGCTTCCCTGGTATCTGATAGTTGCGGGTCTTCAGCTTATTGATCTTGCTGTCCGTCTTACCGGGCTTCTCTGCCAGTTCGCCGATCTGCTTGCAGTAGGTGTTCAGCTCGGTAGCCATAGCGCTCTTGGTGGCGAATTTTGTCCCCACCTCCTCCGCTGTGTAGTGGCCAATGCCATAAAACACCTCATCGGCTATGAAGGTGTCTACCAGCGTGCTGAACAGCAAGTCAGCATTTGTCATCCCACTTGGATATGTCGGTGCAGATAGTGCCATTATATCACCACCTTTGCCGTTTTAGGCAGTTTTGATAGTTCTTTCTTGTTGTGAAACACATATTCTATAGCCCCGCCTATAGAGCCAAAAACCTTATTTATCAATTTCTTTTTCTTCTGTGGCAGAGCAGCTTCCACCCGTTGCACAGCCAGTTGCTTCTTGCTGTAATCATCCATATCCTTTGTCGCCGGGTTGGTCTTAATATCTTGAATGATGTCTAAGATGATCGTCAAAATGGCAGCTATTTGTGCCTTATCCAGATTCTTGATCCCCATCTTACTTAATAGCCATACCACAATAGCGGCAACGATTCCGATGATATAGGTGCTGTTAGTTCCGATGATATCCATAATATATCTCCTTACATTTTTAAGAATAGTATGTTAGCCACGGATGCGGTTCCAGCTGCTGTTCGGCGGACATAGAACTTCGTCTGCTTATATGCTGGTAATTTTATAGGCACCCCAGTAGTAATATCAAAGTACTTGTTATTTGTGTATGTGCTGTCTGGTCGCACCCCTATAGACCCTGTTACTGGCAATATCAGCACCTCCACCGTGTTCGCCGGCAGCGTGATCCGCCTCCAGGTAGTATCAGCGGGTGCTGCAAAGCGTAGTGCTTCCCAGTTCCTGTGAAACTGCATCACCTCTTTGCGGCTGTCCACCGGCAGGGTCTGGGCTTGCAGTACCGTCACTGCCACTGCGATCAGCATTAGCCCTACGATTATCATCATTATTGTCTTTTTCATTTTCATCTCCTTCAATTCACTTTAAATACTTTCACGAAGCCGTCTATATAGGTAATGCCGGGTCTCACGCGGATGTACCAGTGATACTTCCAATCACTTCCGTGGTGCTCTACCTTCATTTCGGCATCAGTGCGGTAGCCCAGGATAATGAACTTGGGCAGGCCGCCGATTATGTAATTTTCAGGCATCAAGCGTGGCTTCACGGGAATCCCTGCAAAGCTCACATTGCCACCCTCCAGCAGGAAACGGTCTCCCGCTTGGGTATGTCGGCTGGCGATCTCGCTGCGCAAGCGCACCAGGTCTTTCTGGGATACATAAAATTTGAAGTTCTCCTGGTCTTCCAGCATTTCATCACTAAAAGCCAGCAGAGCCGCCTCAAACTTCTCGTCCCAGGTTATTTTTGTCTCGCTGTCTATCTCGGTCACCGCAGATGCGGTCGTAGCCAGCTTGATCACCCCGTCCAACCCCTTCAGGTTGGCTGTCCCGCTTGCCCGGTCACCTTTGAACAGCAGCAGTCGCAGCGCTTTTTCCGCTTTTCTTGCGATATGCTGCTCCACATAGGCACCGAAAGCGTCCTCGCCATACTTGTCCTTGTAAAATTCTACCACATCTCTGCCCAAGGTAAATTCGGCATTCAGTATCCCGGTCGGGCAGGTGATGTCTGCAGCCGCGATATCCTGCGCGCTTACGCTGCCGTCCAGCTCGTTTTTAAACACCAGGTCTTGTACCAACCCGGCATCTATCTTCTCATCCTTCAGAAGTGGTACCACCGTTATGTCGCTCAGAGTGTCTCCCGGCTGGCTGCCGATTACTTCATCAATGAATAAACTTGTGGTATTGGCTGTTAGAATATTCATCGCCTGTCCGCTGTCCACATCGGCGATGCCCTTATAGATCTCGCGGTGGCTGCTCTTCACCACCACCTTCATTCCGTCTATCGTCAACTCACGGTCTTTGATTTCTCCCTCCGGCTCACCTTTCAAACTATTGGATATTGCCTTTTTGATCGCCACGCTCAACTCCTTGACTTCTTCTGTTAATGACTTGATGAGCTTCTCGTTATCGGCGTTGGTATCCGCCTTCTCCAGCTCTTTGATTCTCCCCTGGAGCACTTCCAGTACTTTTTTCGTCTCCTGGTTCGGATTGTCTCCCAGTGCCTTATTGATCGCCTCCATCTGACTCTTCAGCTCGCTCACCAAAGCGCTGTTGTCCTGGCTGCTATCCTCGGCATATCCGGCTATACTCACGCCGTTAAACTGACCATTCACCACTTTCTGCCATAGCTCGCTCTGAAGGTCTTCACATTTGAGCACTGCAACCCAACTGCCCAACTTAGTATTGGGATAATGCTCTTTGTCTTCGGCTTTCAGAATATAGCTTTCTGCAATCACAAACTCCGGGACGGGTTGGTTGTTATGATTCACATCGTTCTTGCCCACCACTCCCTTCTTCAGAAAGTTCAGGGCGGCTTTCTTCACCTCTTCCGCGCTGTAGCTGTCGCCCTGCGCATCCACCACATCGGGCTCCATCACGGTCACATACAGCAGGCCCTCATTGCCCACTGTTTCGCTCTTGAATTTCGCGCTTGCAGACACGGATTTATACCGCTTGCCGTCCGCGCTCTTGATTACTGCGCTCTTCATGTTGGCTGGCTTCATCCCGTCAAATAGCAAACTGATTAAGTCCACATTCACATTACGCAGCTCGCCCTTCATGATCTTGCGCCCATGTCCATAGATTCTCATCTTTTCTCCTTTTTAATTGTTACGTAAGCTTTTAAACAGCTTTTCGTCATTGGTTAATAGTTCCTCCGTGAGCGCTCCGAAATCCCATTCTTCCGCGCTCACGCCCCAGTTATACTCATAGTTAAACTCATTAGCCAGCGTCAGCGCCAGCCGCTTCTGCATCGGTCTCACTACAAAATTATAAAATAGCGTCATATCGCTGTTGTTGTCTCCACCCAGTTGTCCACTCACCAGCTGGCTCACCACCCGCGGTGGCACCCTGTGATAGGCAAATATTCCTTCTCTCAAATCCTTCTTCAAGCTCAGGAATCCACCATCCTTATCCTGTTGCCTCAGTGGTTCCAGCCGGATCTTCACATCTTTGCTCTCGCTCTCTATCAAAACCGTTGAGTGGCTCTTTACATTGCCCTTGGCTTCGGTAAGTGCTTTCTCAATCTCGCTGTAGGCGTCGGTTACCACCTCATTGCCATTTTCATCGGTCACGATGCCGTCTCTAAGGGTTCCCCCTTCCACAATCATAAAGTAATCTGCCATCAACCCGTTCTTGAAGTTGTTGTAATCAAAGGTCTTAATCTCTCCCAATATCTCTATGTTAATCGCTATCGGTAGGCAGGCCAATCCCCAGGCATTTGATCTGTGAGTGCTTTTCTTTATATGGATGATATCCGCATAATCAAAATCCTTCTTCTGGTTGTTCTTAACTTGTATGTAGTTTGGCTTAAAGAATCCATATTCGTCATAGTTCTCCACAATCTGCACTTCATTGGGCAATAGTCGCTCCAGCCCTATCCAATCCCCTGCCGCATTCCGCATCTTAATTAAAAAGCCATTGCCGCAAGCCAGGTAAAACTTCAACATCTCAGCCAGGATAGTGGTCTCATCCTCGCATGCCGGATAATCCGCTGCCTCCAGCCAGGCCTTCACTTGCGTGTTCTTGCATTCCGTCTTCATCACTGTTGCCATACATGTCGCTTCTATGCACCCGCTGTGATACTCATCCATATCCAATAGATTCAATAGTTTTATTATGCTGTAAGGTGCGCTTACCACTTTCTTCTGTTCCGCTGCTTTACTTACGATCTGCTTTCCTACTCTATTCATTTTACTCAAGTCCGGAATCTCGGTCTTATACTGCTTCTCAATCAAATCGCTCACATCGCTTATGGCTACCCGGGTTTGACCTATTCGCATTACCCTCATGATCCCGCTCCCGTTCCGCTTTTCAAAAGCGCTATCCTTGCCACCCGCACCAATCTCGCTCCATCCAACCTGCTCGTATAATACTCTATAGCCGGAATATCACGGTACATACTCTCCCGATACTTTTCCCGAAATAGCTCCTTTAATGCGTATAAATCCGCATCCGGATCCTCAGCTTTCGTGGCATTTACAATTATGAATACTGTCCAGGCGATATCTGTATCCACATATTGCCGCCCAGTCCCGTTCTTACCCGTCTCGCCTTCCAAAATTACTATCGCGGCAGGTAAATCCTTGGGTATATCGTCTTTGTTGAAAAGCACCTGCGCTATTCCGGCATCAAGTAACGCCTGCCGGATGATCGCCCGTTCACTCTCAAACTTGCTCAGTCCCGTCATATCCGCACCTCTATGCTGTTTAACTGCTCAAATATCCACGCTTCTTTGTTCTGCAAAACCGTCTCATATACATTCCTGGCTGCTATGCCCTCGCGCCTAATCTTGCCTCGGATCATATACGCCATCTGTTCCACCTTCAGTTGAACTCCCGTCTTCTTGTCCACCCAAGCCAATCCTTTGCGCTGCACCCAGCTGATCAGCGGTGCGATCGGTGTCCAGCTCGGCACCTTTCCACCCAAAACATATTGCTCATGTTTGACATTTGAACCCACTCTCAAAGTCATCCCTGTGTTATCACTTTCAACCACATAGCCCGCATTATTATAAAAATCACCCTTGTCATAAATTTTCTGCGCCATAATCTCACGCCGCGCATCTCTGTCTATCACACTACCAATCAAGTGCATTTTGCTCTCCAGGGCACTATAAATTGCCCGGTAAACTTCTATCATAATCTCATCTAATGAGGAGTTCTGCTCAAGCATAGCAGCTCCGAAGGAATGTAATTAAAACATAATAATCTGTGTAAATCCGTTCTATCTGCGTCATCTGCGTTCTATTCATTTCAGATCACTCCTATCCGTATCAAGCGCGCCACCCTCGGCTTCAGTTCATACATCCTGGCAATCCCCTCTTCATTCAAAAATCCTTTCAACAGCGTCAAAGCTCTTAACTCCAATTTTGCCTTAAATGCCTCTATCTCTGCCCCCGTCAGCAGCTCTGTAGTAGATGAATCCAGCCCTATGCTTTTTACTATTCCCTCGCCCAGGGTCTTCAAATTGAGAAACTCAGCCACGCTCTCCAGCAGCAAAAACGCATAGCTATACCGAAATGCTACATATAGCGGGTCATCCTCGTTCAGATCATCTTCCACGGCTACATTGTAATCATCATCAATCGTGATCTCTGCCATTCTCCGCATCACCAGCGCCTCATGCTCACTAAAGATCGGATTATCAGCCATATCGGCAGGAAGATTCAATATTGTAATCACATCTTTCACTTCCACAGGTATCGCTTTCATATTACTATCTCCGTTTGTGTCCTGCATTTCCAGTGAAACGGCGGAAAAGGTGTATGAGCCCCGCTCACGCCCACCGGATTGCCTTCCTTGTCCCTTTCTATCTGGCTCTCTTTCACCCACGGTGCCAGAGCTTTAATTCGCTCCCGTGCCTCTTCCAATCCTTCTTTCTCCACATCTATAGCCATCAAATTATCTCGCACTTCCAATGCCACCTCCAGCGGATAAACCTTGCCCTGGCTCACCAAAGCCCAGCAGATTTCACTTGTCCTGGAGTCCATCGGATTCACCAACCTATAGCCCTTCGCCCCTGCTTTCTCATATCCGGATAAGCGTCCAAATTCTCTAATCCGCAGCGCGGTATGTTCCGCCAATCCCTGCCAGTAATAAGCACCCTTGTCTCCTAAATCGGAAAAGCTCTCCTTAAGTGCATCTGCCAGCATCTCTTTCGTATAGCCCTGCTCAAGTGCCTTGGTCAAAGTATCCCTGAAGTCCTGGCTGATGTCCGCCTCAAAATGCTGTCCTATCCAAAATAAATTCTGCTTCTGCACCTGAGCGACTAACGCCTGTTCCTCAATTCCCCACAAACCGACACTAATCCTAACTTTTGCTTGGGTCTTTACATCCTGGATGCCCAACCTCAAGCTCCGCTCTACAAACGCCTTAGTTTCAGAACTCACCTCCATCATAAAGTCGTCACCCAAGTTCTGGTTGATCACTTCCAAGAGCAAGTCCACCTTGCGTTTATCCATCCGCTCCGCTTTAGGCATCTCGGTCAGCATCCCGATCGCAGCTCTGGCTGCCTCTTTAATCTCGCGTTTCCAAGCATTATTCAGCACCTGGTAATACTCCAGCATCATCCGGTCATAATAATTCACCAGCTCATCCTCCGCACCCGCACCCGGTTTCGCCCTATGTTATATTCGCTGAACCGTTCCAGGCAACCTGCCAAAGCATCTGGACCATCCACATACCCGTCCGGATATGTCAAAAACTGGCTCACCAGTGTCGGTGTATCCTGCCCCTCCGGAAAGAGCACCTTCGCTGTCTCTATGAGCGTCTCAGTCCGCTCAATGCGCAGGTTCTTGTTCTCTTTGTTATCTATTTTCTTGATTCTATGGGAGATTGGAGGTATATGGTTGTCTGTTGCCCACCGATCAAAGTCAGCCAGGATTCTGCCCTGCCCATAAGTCGTCTCGCAAGCTGCCCTAACTTTTACTCTGTAAATGCGGTCAAGCTCCTGATACGCGTCATAGTAGTACCTGAAAAACTTTGTATTTTTCGTCTGCCGAATCCATATATGGATCACATAAAAGCGGTTACCATCATAACCGATGGAGATGATGGCTTTATAGCAGCCCTTCTCACCCCAAGCAGGGTCGGCATAAAGCCACACTCGTTTCATCTTGCTCGCTTCCGGTAAGCTCTGGTATTTCTTAAACCACTCAATCTTAAATATGTTCCCTTCAATTACGGGCAATCCCAGCATCTCCCTCTGATACCCTGCCTGCCCATATCGCTTCCTCAACTCCGGCAGCATTTTATCCGGATATTGCTCCGGCCATGTGCTCCTGCCCTTAGAATCTTCCAGGGAATAACGCAAAAGTGCCAGCTGGCTCGTTTTTATCACTTTTTGGTCTCTCGGGTCAAGCTCGGGATTATCGGCTCTTATTTCACCGATTATGAGCTCCATGAACTGGCAAATCGCATAATTCGGATGCACCAGGTTACCCAGCCAGACCACCTTGCCCGGCTCTGCCGGGTCCAATGCTCCCGCCAATTCCTGAGTGATCTTATCCATTTTGCGCTTTCCTATCGTCTGACTGCCTACATTCTCTTCTTTGTCAATGTCATCGCAAACAATAATTCCAGGACGCTTCATATTTTTGTCGTTAAAAGTTCCCCTGTGGCTTTGCTTGATGGAGCGTGCTCTAATCCGGCACCTGTTCTTCAGATAAAAATTATCTTTCTCTCCCTCTACCACTTCCAAATATGGATAGTCCATCAATAGCCGTCTGTTTTCCTTCAGCTCGTTCAGCGTAAAAGCCGTCCGCTCGCAGGCAAGATCAATGTCCGCCGCTGTGTGTATCACATACTGACAGCCCTTCACAATCTTCCATAGCGGATATACCACGCCCATCAGCACTGTCTTGCCCAGCCCACGGAATCCGGTGATCCCAATCACTCCGCTTGCTGCTTCCGTTTCCTGAAACATCTCTTTGTGCTGGTTTGTAAATGGCTTGGTAAATATATGCGGAAAATAAGTAATGCAAAAATATTCAAAAGCTTCCCAACCTTCTCCGGTGGCACGCCGGATTCGCTCCTCTTTATCCCGCGGCGTATCTCCCGCAAAAGGACGCACCTGCGGCGTCTTTGCCGCTATCTCTATTAGTGCCTTTTGCTGCCGTTGGATAAACTTGGCCATTACCTTACCGCCCGAACAGTAGCTATGGCATCTTCTATCTGCTCCCAAGTGTATCTGATATTGTAGTATGTTTGTGCTCCCAGTGTCATTGCCACCAGTAGTATGATCATCGTAAAACTAATTTTTTTCATAGCTAATCTCCTATTCTTCCTTTGCTGTCACACACCACTTGCATCTGCAATGATATATCCGCCCTTCTCGGCTATCCTGATGTCCAGTCCACCGCTCTTAGCAATTGGCTGCCCCGCATTAAGCGCTATACCACGCAAATATATGCCGATGCTTACCTTGATCTTCTGTCCCACTGTCCCGTGTATCTTTATTATGCTCATTTCGCCACACTCATTACTTGCAGTATGCCATAAGCTACGGTAAACTTCAGCCGCTCCCCGATCAATAGCACATAGTAGGGATAGTTCCCGGGTTGGGTGATGTCCGAATCAACCGTAAAACTCGCCACATTCTTCTTCATCTCCCCACGCTCATTAATATTAAGGCGGGGAACCTCAAATATCACTCTCTCAATCTTATTTTCTTCCAAGTCAAATGCCTGGCCCCTATCATCATACACGGCTACCTGCAGCTTGATGCTGTCCCCCTCAAATGCCTGGATCGTTTTGGCTTTCATGAATCCTTCTTCGTCTTCTTCGGACTGATCCGTCCATCGTTTACCCAGCTTAGCTCTATTTTCGTAAAGCCCTGCTCCAGCTTCTGCTCCACCGTTATCATAAACTTGTCAAACCGCTCATCAATCAGTTCCCTTATGCTTTCCAAGGTCTCCGTCTGGCACTTTGTGCAGTTTGCTTGGATCTCGCTCAATTCCTGCTTCAACCGCTGTACATCATTCCATGCCGTCTTGAATAGCCAGCTCATCACCCCCGCGTATAGCCCAAATAATGTAAATAAAATCTTCACTATATTGTCTTCCATCACATTCCTCCTGTTTCAATTAATATAAATCGGTGCAAAATAAAGGACAGCCCCGCCCTTAATCCTCCTGAAAGAATGTAGCGGGGCTGTGTGTAGGTCGGAGGGAAGGTATGCCCGGCGGCAGATAATTCGCCGCCGGGCTGTTTGGAGGTATATGTCACGCTTGGGATATTATTTCTCATCCGTTCCTCATTCTCAGGTATTCGGCTAAATCCATCACAATCGCCTGAAACTGCTTCAGCAGTCCCTCATATCCCTTTTCTATCATAAAATCCGTCACCTGATCCAAAAATTTCACTATGTAATCGCAAAGCTCCTTCGCCGGCTCCTCCCGTTTCATCTCCTGCCTTAGTATGCTCACCAGGGATTGCAATGCCGTGTTCTTGGGGTCTTTAGCGTATTCTTCCAGTGCGGTAAGCAGCGCCTTTCTCCGCGCTACCGTAATTTTCCGGCTTAACCGGCGCTCCTCTCCCTCAATCTTGTCCCACTTGCCGCTCTTGATCCATTTGCTCACCGTCACCGGACTGCAGCCCACCAGCGCCGCCAGTTCCTTCGGGCTCGTCTTGCCGCTGATGAACGCCTCAAAAGCCATCTCTTTTTTTTCTCTGAATACTTTGCTGTTACTCATAGCACCATCAGTGCCACCCTCCCCTATCCTGTCAAATACAGCTGCTGTCTATTGCAACACTTTTTGTGTTTTTGCAAAAATACTGTCGCAATAGACAATAATAGACAACAATAGTTACAAAAAAAGCCCCGGTCTCCCAGGGCTTTCTCTCGTTTTATCCTTGCTCTCTATCCTCCGTCATACCCCATCCGCATCCACAACCTCTCCATCTGTTCCTTCAGATGTGCCACCAGTATATGCAGGCATTGGCTTCCCGCCGCCTTCTCCTCGCTATTCTCCATCAAGCCCTTCAAGTCCTCTATCGCGGCTACTGTCATATCCATCTCGTCCATTATCTCTTTTGTCTCCGCTCTCATAATGCCACCTCCAGCTGTTTCTCCTTGAAGTGGCTGCGCTTACCGCTTAGATTCGGAGCTTTATATCCCAATCCCTTCAGGCGCCTCTCAACCCGCTTAACACTGTCTTTGCTCATCCCCGCCAACAGCCCTGCTTCCTTCTGCGTCAAGCCCAAACTGCGGTAATAAATCACTTTTTGCACCTTCCGGGGTAAGAAGGCAAGCACCTTCTCCAGCATCTCCCCCCGGAAATAACCGTTCACCAACTCCCGCTGCACCGCCCAGCTCAAATCATCCGTAAGCGATTTCACCAACATCAGATATCCGGACTCGGTAAAGTATAGCTTCCGTACCGTAAAATTTTCGGTATGGGGATGACGCTCTGTGATTTTGAAGTAATCAGTGCCTTCAATGAAGTGCTGTTGATTGTTTTGAAAATTCTTTTGTAAGTTCTTAACTTCTACCTGGTGCAGCTCAGCTATCTGCTTGTAGCTCACCACCCTCTGTCCTTTGATCTCTTTGACGGGAAGATCAACACCCGTTGTTTGCATGAACTTACTCATGACTAACTCCTTGTATGTCGTCATAAATAGTTAAGCCTGAGATTTGACGACGCTACACAAGGTAAACGCCCGGGGCCTCGCGGCTTCCGGAATCTCAGGCGTTGATTTTTGGTATACACTAAAAAACCCACTCAGGCGGGGAATTACCCCTTGTGTATATCGTCAATTTCACTTTATTTCCGCCTCGTAAATCTGTCAAGTCCAATCTTATCTTTCATCAATGTTAATGCCTATTCCTCTTCAGGTATCACGCGGTGTCTTTCCAGCCAGCTTTGCAATTCTTGCCCATGCACCCTGTAAAGTCCATTCCCGCCTATTCTAACTGCGGGCAATGGATCTGTAACATCCTTAATCATTCTATATACCGTGCTCTTGTCTACATTCAGCAATTCCGCTATCTCGTCCGGTCTGTAATATCTATCTGTGTTAATCTTGCCCATCTCAGTCATAGCTTCCTCCGCTTCACAGCG